TCTTACAGTAACGAAGGTGGATTCGTCGATGGTGACAAAGTAAGATTTAGATTTGGTTTTCCAGAAAAGTTTGGTGGCTGGGAAAAATACAGTCCTAATCAGTATCTAGGTAGTGCTAGGAGACTACATAACTGGGTAGCTCTTGATGGCTCTGACTTTATGGGTATTGGCACACATCTAAAATATTACATAGAAGAGGGTCAGACTTTTAATGATATTACACCTATCAGAAATACTACAGGTGCAGGTGATATAACTTTTGCCGCCACAAATGGATCAACAACTATAACTGTTACAGATCCAGCACATGGTGCAAATGAAAAAGACTTTGTGACATTCTCTGGTGCAGCAACTTTAGGTGGCACAATCACAGCTACAATACTTAATGCAGAGTTTCAGATTGCATCTATCATAAGCTCTAATGCCTACACAATCACATCAAGTGTAGCAGCTAACTCATCTGATACAGGCAATGGTGGTAGTAGTGTTGTAGGTGCATATCAAATAAATGTTGGATTAGATGTAACAGTCGGTGGAACTGGTTGGGGTGCTGGTCAGTGGAGCGGTACAACATCTGGTGCTTTGGCAACACAACTAGCAGAAGCGTTAGATGCAAGTGAAACTGCAATAGATGTAGATAGTGCAACGGGCATCACGGCTGGTGATTTGATATTAATAGAAGAAGAACTGATTACAGTTGGCACAATAAGTTCTAACACCTTGGGCACTGGTGGAGGTCCGTCAACCAGAGGCGCAAGTGGCACAGACGCAGCAACACATGCAGACAATACTCTTGTTAGATTAGCCACTGGTAATGCAGATTCCGCTAATGACTTCGTTGGATGGGGTAATGCAGCAAGCGTCACGGTTCCCGGAGCACAGATTAGATTGTGGTCACACGATAATTTCGGTGAAGATATAATAATAAACCCAAGAGATGGCGGTATATTTTATTGGGATAAAACAGATGGTTTAGGTAATAGAGCCGTAGAACTTAGTGCGACAAGCACATACTCTGGAGAAACTAGTGTTCCAACAATAGCCAAACAAGTTCTTGTATCAGATCAAGACCGACATGTGATTGTGTTTGGCTGCGATGGATTAGGTGCAAACTCGTCTGCTACACAAGGGAACGGGGTACAAGATCCATTGTTAATACGTTTCTCCTCACAAGAAAATCCAGTAGATTTCTTTCCAACTGCTACAAATACAGCAGGTGATTTAAGGTTAGGTGGTGGATCTACCTTCGTACAAGCTGTTGAAACAAAACAACAGATACTCGTCTTCACTAATAAAACATTACACGCCATGAAGTTTATAGGTCCACCATTTACGTTTGGTTTGCAAGAATTATCAAAAAACATCACTATTATGAGCCCTTTTTCGGCTATAGCTGTAGAAGATGCAGTCTTTTGGATGGGTGTCGATACATTTTACGTTTACTCTGGAGGCCAAACAGTTCAACTGCCATGCACAGTCAAAGACAAAGTGTTTTTAGATTTTAATTTTGCAGAGCGTGATAAAGTTCATGTAGGTCTTAATTCTGAGTTTAGTGAGATATTGTGGTTTTATCCGTCATCTGCTGGCACAGAGATAGATAAATATGTAGCTTATAATTACCTAGAAAAAGTGTGGTATTACGGCACTCTTGTAAGACAAGCATGGCTGGACAGAGGCATAAGAAACTTGCCTCAAGCGACAGGTAATCAATATCTATATAACCATGAAGTAGGATTTGATGATGATGGCTCTGCTATGACATCTTTCATAGAATCTTCTGCAATTGATATAGGAGACGGTGATAAGTTTGTTTTTTTAAAACAAGTCATACCTGACATTACATTTAATGGATCTACCAGTGTCAATCCTGATGTGGCGTTTACTATGAAATCACGCAACAATCCGGGTGCAAACTTTAATGAAACAACACAGGCCACTACACAAAGATCTGCTACGAGCCCTGTTGAACAGTTTACAGAAAAATTAAATTATCGTTTACGAGGTAGATCTTTTGTATTAAGAATTGATTCCACATCGCTGGGAACTAAATATAAGTTGGGCACTCCCCGTGTTGATATCAGAGAGGATGGTAGACGCTGATGTTAATAACCAGTATTCCTCAGTATATTCAAGGTGTTACAAATGCAAAGTTGGATCTAACTACCACTGATTTAACCACGCTATTTACAGTTCCCAGTGATGCCGACTTCAATGCAGCGGTAGTAAACTCTATTTTGGTTTCTGAAGATAGCGGTAACGCTGACACAATAACAGTGCAACTTGTAAACGGCAGTGATACGTTTAGTCTATTTAAAGTAAAAGCCGTAGGTGCAAATACAACAGTTGAGTTACTTACAAAAGATTTAATATTACAAAGTGGAGAGATATTAAAAGTACAAGCTGCAACAGCTAATCGATTGCATGTTGTGGCTAGTATACAGGAGTTATCAAAAACTAGGGTTACAACAAGTGCGTTGTCAAGAATATAAGATTGAACAAATAAATAAAATAAGGTAGACTTTGCAACATGGACCAAGCACTTAAACAAGAAGACATACCATCAGGTGGTATAGCTGACTTCATTTACAGTGATGAAGAGATCAAGCTTCTTGAAGAAAAGGAGTTGCAGGATCTCTACGGTGACAACGGTATAGCTCAATTTAAGACTATCGGTAAAGAGATGGCTAACTTTGGTCGTTATGGTGATGATACCATAGCTCATGTGGAAACAGGCGAGCTCATCGTCCCACGAGCCTTGATAGAGAACAACCCCAAGCTAAAAGAAAGCATATTTGGTCACTTGCGCGAGCTTGGCGTAGAAGATCCAGAAAGATATGTGGTTGGTACAAGCAAGAATAGTTTGAACCCAGACACAGGATTACCAGAGTTTTTTCTTAAAAAGTTATTCAAAGGAGCTAAAAAGGCTGTTAGCTCTGTTGCAAAAGGTGTTGGCAGAGCATTAAAAGGTGTAGGCAAGGCGCTCAAGAGAGTAGCTCCTGTCATAGTACCTTTGGCTCTCAACTACTTTTTACCGGGTCTCGGAGCAGTTTATTCAGGAGCACTAGGTGCTGGTATTACAACATTATTGCAAGGCGGCGATGTAAAAGACGCACTAAAGTCAGCTTTTGTCGGTGGCGCCACGGGTGCAGTAACAGCTGGTTTTGCTGGGCCAAACAAGGGTGTATCAGGTTTTGGACAAAACATAGCGACTGATGTAAGCACCGGTACAAGAAATATAGGACAAGCTTTGACACAAGGCAGCTTTGAGCCACTTACAAGCACAAGCCTGCCAAGTTTACGAGATCTTACTAGCGGAGACAAAAGTATCGATACAAACACCATATCAGGTGATAAAGTTGTTACTGACTTACCCGCTGATAAATTTACAGTGGGCCCTGACGGTAAATTCACAGCAACAGATACGTTTACTAGCGACGTTTTTACACCTAAGACCACGGGTGATTTAATCACAAATCCAGCAGAAAGTTTAAAAACAACTCAAAGAGGTGGTTTAGATGATGTTTTTGGTCCAAAACCAACAACTAATCTAAATGTAGGCGCTGGTGGTAAAACATCTAATATGTTTGATAGCATGAAAAATTTAGGCGATTTTATAATGCCAGAATCAAGAAGTTATGTGGATGTTTTGAAAGAACAAGGCATAGATCTTAAAAATGTAACGGATGCTCAAATTGAAGTTGCAAAAGAGATTGCCAGTAAAGAAGGGCCCGGAATTATTAGAAGATTTGGTCCATCAGCGGCTCTAGGTATTGCAGGATTGTCCGCAGCTGGGGCTTTTGACACACCAAAAGATGAGCCTCTACCGCCTCTTGAAACTGGTTTTGATTTGTATAGAAGAGATCCAGACAGATTTAATGTGGGTGATATAGGTATTAGAACAGCTCAAGCTCCTGTTGATGTCCCAACAAGTTATGGTTTTAACTACAATCCTTACGTTTTTCCTACACAACCTTTTCAGGCAGTAGCTGAAGGTGGTGAGATATTTCCAAGACGTAATGGTGGCATAAGCCCCAGAGAGGGCACACCGGGTAAAGATAGTGTACGAGCTATGTTGATGCCGGGTGAATTTGTTATGACAACAGACGCTGTGCGTGGTTTAGGTGACGGGAACTTAGACAAAGGCATCAAAAACATGTATAGTGTGATGAGTAAATTAGAAAAGCGTGGAAAGGCGATGGCATAATGGCAACAGAAGAAGTTATCCAAACCGTTAGAGAAACGCCTGAGATAGAAGCGTATCGAATAGGTTTACTAGAGTCTGCGAAGAAACTTGCAGATCAGGGTATCACCTTACCAACACAACAAGTAGCAGGGCTCACGGGTCTTCAAGAAGCAGCTAGACGTCAGGCAGAAGCTGGTGTTGGCGCATTTATGCCATTTGTACAACAAGCTGGACAAACACTTGGTGCATCAGGACAAACGCTTGGCGGTGTTGAATCAGCACTCAGAGCTGGTGCCGGTCCAGTAACTCAAGAAATGATTGCCCGTAATATGAACCCTTTTCAACAGGCAATCGCAGATGAGATTAATAGAGCGTACGATAGACAACTTGCAGCAAGTGCAGCTGGTGCTGTAGGAGCAGGCGCATTTGGTGGTTCAAGAGGTGAGATAGCAGCCTCTGAAATAGATAGAAACAGGGCAGCTGCGTTAGCACAGGCGCAAGCGCAAAACTTTATGCAAGCACAACAAGCAGCAGAAAGAGAACTTGGAAGGCAAACACAACTGGGACAAGGCATCGCGGCTCTCGCAGGACAAGAGGGTCAGCTTGGTTTAAGACAGGCAGCTCTTGGAGAGACTGTACAGGGTCTTGGTCAAAGAGATGTAGAAGGTGCATTTAGAATAGGGCAGTTATTACAAGCACAGGATCAGGCTAGATTAGATGCACAAAGACAAAGTGATCTAGCACAAATGTATGAGCCTTATCAAAGACTTGGCTTTTTGTCAGACATTTATAGTAAAACACCTACGACACAACAGACTATAACACAGTCTACTTCACCTAATGTATCACCGTTTCAGCAATATTTAGGCCTCGGTATTGCAGGATTATCAGCGGCAGCAGGGGCGCAGAAAGCAGGGTTATTCGGATGATGAACAGAGCTTTATTACAACGGCAGATGTTTGCCAATGGCGGAGCAGCTGTGCCTAATAAATTTAAGGGTTTTTCTAAACTGCCTGAAGATGTGCAAATGAAGATGAACCCAGAACTAGCTAAAAAGTATGAAGAAGGCGGTGTAGCTGGTCTTATGTCACAACCAGACATGGCTGCGATGCCTATGGGTTCCACACAAGAGGCTGTTGACCCGGCTGTGTTAGAGACAGCACTACAAGGAGCTTCAGAAGAGGTTGGTGATTTAGAGCAAGCTAGTGATTTTAAAAGCATGATGGATCAGTTCTCTGGTGAAGAAAAGTCAGAAGAAGAAAGACGAGATGATTTAGCAAGCATAGTTGGACAAGATGATGCGGCTCAAACACCCGACAGTGTTTTGGCACTTGTTACACCGGTTGTACAAATATCTATGTTAGATCAGGGCATCGCACCGATGGCTCAGGAAGCGATGGATACACCAGTAGAAGGCGATATGGCTGGCGGTATAATGAGCATGACGGGGGCTGGCAACGAACCACCCGTAAATTTTAACCAAGGCGGGGAGGTCCTCCGCCGTGGAGACGAGGACCCAGTTAAGTTTTTTAAATTAGGTGGTGCGACAAGTTTTACACCTATGACTGAATATAAACAGGACGTTGGTAAAACAGCAGAAGCACTTTTGCCCGTGTTTAGACAGTTTATGCCGAAAACAGATCCTGAAGTTGCAAAACAAAGATTACAGTCAGACATATTATTTGATATAGCAAACACAGCATTAGCTTTTTCTGCGCCTATGGAAGGTGAAAGACCGGGTTTAAGTGGTTTTGAGAGAGCTGCCCTAGCTGCACAAAAAACACAGTTATTGCCAAAAATACAACAACGTACAGCTAAAACTGCGGCTGAAGAAAAATCACAAGAGGCTGCTATAAAAGGTGGTGCATTACAGTCGGCGTTAGCTATGGAAACAGCTAGACTAAAAGAAGTTGCTGCTGAAAGAAGGGCAACCATACAACAGATAAATGAAAATGCAAGAAAAGTAGCGGACATAACTTTTAAGAAAGAAGAAGGTAAATCTGAGCGTGAACACAAAGCAACATTAGCTGAGGAAGAAAGAGCTTTAAAGAAAACTATACAAGAACTTAAAAATGAGGGTGATTTAAATTCCATACGCTCAAGAGCAATTTATGAAGACGCTTTGCAAAGGTTAAAGGGTCAACAAAAAATTAATGAGCTTGCGATAGTGCAAGAGGGTAAACTTGAACAGATTAACCTAGAGTACGCAAAGAAAAAAGGTATACAACAAGTCAAAGACTCAGCCGCTATGGCTAGACTAAACAAGGATATTGAATCTAAAGAGGGTATTGCTTCAGCTAATAATCAAACCAAAAAAACAATCGCAGATAATTTAAACGCTTCTAGAGAACTTATCGCAGCTAACAACTTAGACTTTGCAAAAGTGCAAGAGGAAAACAAACTAAATCAACTATCTATTGAAAACGGTCAGGCTTTATTAGATCTTGATTTAAAGAGAGCTGAGATAGCAAGAAAGAAGCTTAAAGATTATTTAGATAATCAAACCGATCTTAAAAACATAGCTATAGCAAAAAGACGTTTAGAAGAAGTTGACATACGCATAGCAGATATAAAAGAATTTTCTGCACTTACCGATGCTGAACGTAAACAAAAAGAGTTTGAGTTCAAACAACTACAAGAGCAAAATCTAAACATATACAAACAAGACAAGCTTATGATAGAGCGAAGGAAGAATATAATTGCAGATAGAAAAATTACTTTAGAAAACAACGCAAAAGGACTAACTAAGTTTGGTTCTACATTAGATGGACGTACTTTAGCCTTAATATCTGATGCAGATAAACTTAAAAAGTATGCAGATGGCTCACTAGGTTTACAAGAAACCAACGACATCAATGCTTTAGTTACATCTTACATTTCACCAAAAACAATATACAACGAGCAAACAAAGAGATTTGAGCAGACAACCAATAAGTTACCTCCAGAGTATATTAAAGCAGCTCAACAAAGAGGTGCTCTTGGATTAACAATACCGAACCTAACTGGTTATGTTGATACAAAAGCAGAAACACAAGATAAGGAAACGGATCAAAGACTAGTTGTCAATAACTTCATGGGCACAGGTCAATCAGTTAATCTAACAGACACAAATATACCAAAATTACCATTAGACCCGAAAAAAACAGGGGCTACAGGATCAGGTGATTACCTTAAAAATGTAGTTAATTTAGCTTTAGAAACAATAGGTATAGGACAACCGTTCAAGGGAACAGCTCGTTCCAAGAAAGAACTTGATGCAATAAATGTTGATCTTGTTAATGTAATACTTGGTGACAGAACTGGCAAATCGGCAAGAGACGAGCGTGATGAAATTAGAAAAATATTACCTGATGTAAGTGCGTTTATAGGTGGCGATGAAACAGCCGCCGGTAAAGTATCTCAAGTAATTAATTTTATTGATAGGAAGTTAGAAACTGAAATCACAGGATTAAATCAACTTGTATTAAGTAAGGGTGACTTTACAGACTCAGCGTCAAGAGTATTAAGATTGAAACAATTAAAAGCGGGATACCAACAATTTTTAGATGCTTATAATTTACAAAAAGGCGGTGGAAGTCAAAAACCTCCACTATCAAGTTTTAGGAAATTAAATTAATGGCAGAAGAAGAAACACCAAAAATTGAGTTTGACGTTCCGTCAGCTTTATCTTCAGGCTATACGGCGTCTGACATTGCTAAATATTTAACAGAACAGTCTGGATTAGATTATGACGAAGCCATTAGAGGCGGTTATGACGATGACTCTTTAATTATGAATTTAGCAACAAAAGACGGTGAGGCTTATACTGATCCAAGTGCTTTCAAAGTATTTACAGAGTCAGCTGCTAAAGGTTTGATGCAATCAGTCCCTGCTTTTGAAGGCGGTAAGATGGGTTTTCAACTAGGTATGGCACTACCGGGCGCACTTAAACTTTTGACACCTGTAACAACAGGTGGTGGAGCTTTAGCTGGTTACGTTTTTGGGGATAATTTATCAGAGTTATTTAATTTTGAGGACAACGTAGTCCCAAGTAAGATGCCTTTTAAAAATGCCGGTGAATCATTTGGTGGAGGCATGGGTTTTGTACAGGCGCCATTCAGAGCTGCATTTAATGTGCAACCCGGTACTTTTGCGTGGATGAAACAAAACTCTAAAGATTTAGGTTCAACACTCAGTCCAACATTTCTAGAAAAAATAGGGTATTCTGCTCAAAGATTTCCGGGACTTACAGTCGGTATGGAGGGCACTAGCATTGCTGGAGCTTCAATCGGGGCTGGTTTATCAGAGGCAGCCGCTCCCGGAGATAATTTTAATAGATTAATATCAGAGGTTATAGGCGGCTCAGCTGGGCCTACAATACTTATGGGTTTTGCACCGGCTATATTTACAGGTGCTAAAAATTTAAGTAGATATTTTACAGCTGAAGGTAGAATGGATGTAGCGGGCACTCAACTAAGAAAAATATTAGATGATGCAGGCGTTGATATAAACAAACTTCTACAAACTATAGATGATGCAGATGACATGGGCATAGAAAACATGTCCACAGCAGCTGTGACTGGGGAGCAAGCTCTAACATCATTAAATAAAAAACTATTTGATAATTATAAATATTTTAAACCAGAGTTAGTTGGTCAACTTAGAAAAAATTTATCTGGCGCAGAAAAGCTGATAACTAAAATGGTTGGAACAAATGATCCAAACTTAATAGCAGATGCAGCTAAAATTAGAGATGAATTATTTAAGGCTAAAATCACTTTACGTTTAGCAGATGCAAGAATAAAAGCTGAGAACGTAATTGGTAAAATGGCTCCGGGTCCAGACACAGCTACTAAAGCGTCAAACACAATACAAGATTTAGTCTTCAAAGCTTTAGATGATGTAAGAGCAGAAGAAAAAAGATTATATCAACTTATACCCGGTGGCACAGAAATCACCGCCCCTGCGACACGAAAAACATTACAACAAATTATTGGTAAAGAAATATTAGAGGGTGAGTTAAAAGAATTAGGGATCAAACCATCTGGTTTGCAGATAATTAATAAAATATTAGGTGTAACAACAGAAGCACCCGGTTTTACAAAAAACTTTTTAGATGCAAGTGATAAAAACCAAAGAGGTTTTTTTCAAGTAATTGGTTACTCACCAATACCCTTAGTAGGTGTCAAAGAGCCTAGCGGTAAATGGCAAATAGATAAATCAATAATTGAAGGTCAGTATGATTTAAAAAGAGGTGCTTTAAAGAATTTAACAATAGATGACTTACGAAAGAACAACCTATCTGCATTAGATAATATATTTTTCCAAGAAACTGGTGAAGCTATACCTGAAAGCATAAGGAAAGATTTACTTGATGATTTATCTAGTAAACATCTACAATCTCTAAGAGAGGCTTCTTCTTCCTTATCATTCAGAGGAAAGGCAGAAAGTAAAAGGTTAGCTAAATTAATTGATGACTACACTAAAGAATATACCTCAAAACAACCTGAGCAAGAAATAACATCTCTTCTTGACGAAAAGTTTTTATCTTTAAAAGATATATTAAATTTAAGATCACAACTTTTCTCTACAGCAAGAGCTAAATCAGCTTCGGGTGATACAAGAGACGCGGGTATAATTAACAAAATAGCAAATGCCATAACAGACGACATTGGGACTAAAGCTGATGCTGGGGACGGCACAAGTGTAACAAATTTACTTAAACAAGCACATTCTTTTAGTAAATCCTTAAATGATACTTTTACAAGAGGCTTTCCAAACACAATATTAAAAAGACAAAAGTCTGGTAAGTTGAATGTAATTCCTGAGTTGGCTATAAATTCAATTTTTCAGGGTGGAGGAGACGCAGTAGCCTATAATTACAGCGGGATAGAAAGTGCAATTACTTTTTTACAAAAACAGTCTGGTAAAGAATTAGACGATGCTCTTACTAACAAATTAGGCACATTAAAAGCATCACAGGAAGACTTACTATATGTGATGTTTTCTGAGGTTGTAAACCAAGAAACTAAACGCGTCGACGGGGACAAACTTGCAAGGTTTATGAGTTATGCAAGAGGAGGCTATGGAAAAGTATTAGACCGCTTTCCTGATCTTAAAAATGATTTAAAAGATTTGCAAACAGCACAAAACCTATATGACGCACGAAAACAATATTATGGCGAGGTAGTGCAAGGTATTTTAAAACCGGGTAATCTACAAGCAAAAAGACGATTGAAAAATGTATTCTCATTTGCAGACTTACTTCCCGCCGATACAAATCCGGGTTTTGTTATTTCAAACGCAATAGGTGAACCAAATAGAAGACCGGGAAACCCAGTAAATAATCTTAAAAGAATTATTGCTTTTGGTAAAAAAGCCGAAAACCCTGATGTATTAGAGGGTATTAAAGAAACTCTTTTTGACAGAGCATTTCAATTTGCCCGAAATGAAAAAGACGTTATAGATTTTAAAGCTTTT